CCCCCGAGCTTTGTGGAACACCTGCCCTCAGTCAGTGGCAGTTCGACGCGCTCGTGCAAGCGACGGGCAGGTGCCCCACAAACCTAAACAAAACCGGCAGTTGGCGCCGCGGCGTGCGGAAGCCGACCACGATGTTTTCCGACTTTGGAAGGCCTCGGCACTGATCAGCCGAGCTTGAAATGCTCCCGCTGCGCCGCCCAGGCCAGCGGGAAGGGCGCTAGCAGTTCCTTGGCGGTGAGGTGGGCCGGGTGCTTGCCCTCCAGGATCGCTTCGGTGATCTCGGGCGCCAGGCAGGCCAAGCGCATCACCCGGCTGACGTATGAGGGGTTGATCGCCTCGGCCGCGGCCATCTCCTCGATGGAGGTGTAGACACCCTGCAGCAGCAGTTGCTGCCAGCGGTGGGCCCGGGCGACGAGCTTGATCATCGTGTTGTCGATGGTCATGGCGGGCGCGCCGACGGCTCGGGTCCCGTCGGGCAGGACGATGACCGCCTTGCCGCCGCGGCGGCGGAAAGCCATGGGCACTGTCGTCTGCAAGACCGGCGCCGGTGTCTGGATACTCATGCGGCCTCCTTCAGGCGGGGCGCGGGCAGAGCGCCGCGCAGCAGCGCCTCGATGCCGCCGGCCCTCCAATCGATGGTCACCCCGTCCGGGCGCACGGTGATCCGCTGGATCAGGGTGTGCGCGATCTTGGACTGCTCGGCCGGGAATAGCTCGTCCCACACCTCCTCGATCGTGCGCAGGGCATTGATGGCATCAGCCTCGTCCAGGCCGTCCTCCATCGAGCAGGCTTCGCGCACGGTATGGGACAGGACCTCCGGCTCGCGCAGGATGCCCTTGATCTGGTCGAGCACCGCAGACTCGATCTCCCCGGCCGGCAGACGGCGTACCTCGCAGGCATCGGAGCCGATCTTGATCGCGGCGGTGTTGACGTAGTAGCGGTAGTGCTTTGAGCCCTTCATGGTGTAGCCCGGCGTAAAGGCCCGGCCTTCCTGCGAATACAGCAGGCCGCGCAGCAGCGACGGTGCCCTACAGAACCGCACTGCATGCGCTCCCTTGTCGGCCAGGCAGCCGGACTTCAGGTGCTCATGGACCTGGTCCCAGGTGTCTTGCCGGATGATGGCCTCGTGCTGCCCGGGGAAGTGCTGCCCCTTGTAGGCCGCCACGCCGAGGTAGACCGGGTTGTTGAAGATCTTGTAGACGTAGGTCTTCTCGATCAATCTGCCCGGCCGGGTGACGCCCTTCTGGGTGGTCCAGGCCTTGGAGGTGACGCCGCGGGCGCGCAGGTCCCGCACCAGGGTGTCCATGGAAGGAACCTGGGCGAACCGGGTGAACATCTCCCTGACGATCTTGGCCTCCTCGGCGTTGATGACCAGCTTGCGCTCGGCCACGTCGTAGCCCAGGGGCGGCATGCCGCCCATCCAGATCCCGCGCTGGCGGGAGGCGGCGATCTTGTCGCGCACGCGCTCACCTGACAGTTCGCGCTCGAACTGGGCGAAGCTCAGCAGGATGTTCAGCGTCAGCCGCCCCATGGAGGTCGTCGTGCTGAAGGACTGCGTGACCGACACGAAGGTCACCTTGTGCTGGTCGAAGAGCTCGACGAGCTTGGCGAAGTCGGCAAGCGACCGGGACAGCCGGTCGATCTTGTAGACCACGATCACGTCCACCAGGCCGCTGCGCACGTCGTCGAGCAGGCGCTTGAGCGCCGGCCGGTCCATGCTGCCGCCAGAGAAGCCGCCGTCGTCGTACTGGTCGCGCAGCGCCACCCAGCCTTCAGAGCGCTGGCTCGCGATGTAGCTCTGGCAGGCCTCGCGCTGGGCGTCCAGCGAGTTGAAGTCCTGCTGCAGCCCCTCGGCGTTGCTCTTGCGGGTGTAGATCGCGCAGCACAGCTTCTTGGCGGCGTTCATGACAACCCCCGTGCGGACATGAAGCCGAAGAACCGCCAGCCGTTCCAGTTGGTGCCGGTTATCACCTTGGCCACGCTGGACAGGGAGGCGTAGCGGCGGCCCTGGTACTCGTAGTAGTCGATCCCGACCACCACCTCGTGGGTGTTGCCGTTCCACTCGCGCATGAGCCGGGTGCCCGCCACGGGCCGGCCATCGACCCGGCGGCTTCGCACGGCCGCCTTGCCGCCGTCGAGTTGGTCGCCGAGCCGTTCCAGACGTTTGATGGTCTCGCGCTTCAGGCCGCCGAGCGCCAGTTCCTGGATGCGGTAGGCCAGCCGGGCTTCGAGGAAGCGGCGGTTGAAGGGTGGGGCGTCCTGGCCGAAGAAGTCGCGCCACATGCGCTTTAGGTCCTGGACCGGCGCGGTCCTGAGGGCGGCGACACGCGCCACGGTACTGTCATTCACGAGCTTTCTCCTGGGTGGTCAACACCCCGGTATCAACGCTCTCTTCGGGACGGTTATCAAGTCGAGCTTGGCGCTGCAGCAGACGAATGACGCCGAAGGCCAGGATGCCGCCGACGATGGCGGCCGGGGATGGCTGGTTGGCTGTGCTGCGGCGCGGGGTGGGGGCGTTGGCGGGGGCGGGTCGGGTGCGTCTCATGAAGGTTCATACCGGCCGCGCCGCCAGTCTTTCTCACCTTGCCTTCCCGGGGCACTCGGTAGCCCGTCCTCCGCGCCAATGCGCCAACCTGGAGGCACTTCCAGGTCCGCAAAGCTCGAAAGTCCTCACCCAGCTCGGGCCACAGGACAACTAAGAGTACGAGACAACTTAATCACAATGATTACTTAGACTACAGCAAAAATCGCGTAAGTCATTGATTTGTCTGAAAAAAGCAGATTTGCTTGACGTCAAAACCTCAATCTGAGAATTCAGCTGGTCGATGTAAATGTTTTACTCAGAATCTGAGTTGTCTACGAACGACGCTCACTTAGTCTAGGTTGCGCTGCTTCTCTCATTGCGAGTTGATGGTCGATGGTTCAGAATTTCGACCATCGACACCACCCACGAGAGCCTGCCCCGATGAACCCCTTTGCCGCCAAGAAAGTCAGCAAGGCCCAGGAGAAAGCCAAGGCGCTGCGAGACAGCTGTTGGCCCAACCTGGACGAGAAGAAGCTCTGGAACCGCAACTCGGTCAGCGGCTTCACCGCGATCCCGCGAACGCTGCCGTTGATCATGAACATCATCGACGCGCAGACCAAGAACAAGCCGGCGGGCATGACGTACTTCGTCATGTGGTGCCGAACCTTTGACCACTCGATGCTGGTCATCGACAACCCCGGGACGCTGGCGTTCGAGGCCGGGTTCACTGGCGAACGGGCGCTGAGCACCTGGAAGGACCGGATGCGGTCCCTTGTTGACCTGGGCTTCATCGACGCCAAAGAGGGCCCCGCCGGGCCGTTTCACTACGTCCTGTTGTTCAACCCGCACAAGGTCGTCTGGGACCTCAGGGGCCGCATCCAGGAGAGCACCTTCCGACAGCTCCAGACTCGCGCCATCGATATCGGAGCCAAGGACATGGAGCCCTATGTCGCGGCGGAGGCTTCGACCGAGCCGGCTGAAACCTCGACCAGTGGAGAGTGATTGATCGGGCCGCGTCGCGGAGGATCCGATCGAGAAGCAGTAACCAGAATCAGGGAGCAACAAGATGAACAAGCCATGGGAGAACGACAGCTGCGAGGCCGTGCAGGCCTATTTCACCGTCTATCCGGTTCGGGTCGCAGCGGCGCTGTGGTGCGGAATACCGCCGTCGGAAGTGGACGAGAACCTGGCGCTGTGCGAAGAGACCGCTCGCGGGGTATTCAAGCATCCGTACATCCAATGCCTTGAACCCCGTTGTCGTGCGATCCACGACGCGATCGAAAAGGGGGTGCTGCCCTGCAGCCGTGAGAACGGCAAGGTCGTTGAGGAGCATGTGGCCAGGGAGCGTCGCCACGTCTCGCGGCAGCACCTGAAGGACTGGATCGCGGCCCAATTTCCGTCGGAGAAGCCGGCATTCCTGTTCGATGAGATCGAGCGGAGTACTCACTCGGCAATCAATCTCGACGCGTATCAGGCGCTGAAGGCTGAGCGCGACGGTCTTCGAGCCAGGCTGGAAAAGGCCGCCGAGGAATACCGCAAGCTCAGGTCGGACCGTGATCGGTTGTTGGCCGAGAAGCCGGTGCCAGCAGAGGCGGCGTCGCCGCCCAAGCCGTTGGGCCCTCGGGCCGAGACCTCGTACCTGAACATCATTGGCGCGATGGCCGAACTGTTTCTGGCCAAGACACCGGCAGGCAAACCGCACTCGGTGTTCACAAGCCGTGGGGCCGTAATTGATGCCTTGGTCGCTTCCTACGGCGATCGGGATGGCATCTCGAAGCGTGGGCTCGAAGACAAGTTCGCCGCCGGACGAAAGAGCCTCGGCTAACGATTCAGGGGAGGGTCGGGGTACCGCAGTTGCGGTGAGCCCCGTCGCAGTTGCGGTGATTTCAGAAGCCGGTACCGGTGAAATGGCTGCATGTTGAACAAGACGAAGAAGGGAATCCGCATGTCGCCAGTCCAAGAAACACCTCAGTACCTGGAGTCCGCAATGACCGCGGCCAAGGTTCGGGTCGCCCAAGTTGCCGCCCGGTACGGGTTGTCCGCCGCAGAGCGGGAGGACATGGAGCAGGATCTGCTGCTTGAGCTCGTCAAGCGGCGAGATCGCTTTGACCCCAGCAAGGGCGCCGCCGGTACCTTCACCGGCATGGTTACCAAGAACCGCGTTGGCGAACTGGTTCATGACTTGATCACCGATCGCATGCTGTTCGGCGGTGCTCCGCTGGCCGAGGCGGCCAACGACCCGCAGGCCTTGGACTGCATTGAAGACCTGGTCGACCAGGCGACATGCGAGTGCGACCAAGACCTCGAACTTTTTACCGAAGGCATGGCGCTCCACGACCTGAGCGTGGCGATCTCCCACATGGACTGTGATCAGAGTGCCTTGTTTGACCTGCTGTGCAAGCACGCTGACCTGCCTGCCGCCTGTGGCGCCTCCGGAATGTCCAGCGCCACCTTCTATCGCCGCGTCGCCGACATCCAGATGCATCTGCGCATGTTCGGGATCAGGGCGGCTGCCTGACCGATCACGAGGCGGCTGAGAAGACCAGCCCCCTCGACCGGTAAGAACCTTTAAGACCCTCGAACGCCGCGCCCCCTGGGGCGACGGTGGTGGGCCAACTCACGCCCGGAGATTGCCTTGCTCGCCAGAAAAGACTTCCTCGACGCCACCCGCAGCCACCTCCAGCTCGATGCACAAGGCAGCGCGCTGACGGTGCAGGCCGTGTACGAGCCGCCCAACCCCGTGACCGAGGCGGCGTTGTGCGATTGGATCGCTGATGCCCGGGCTGGGCACGCCATCAAGTACCACGAGGGCCACCTCCTTGTGGACCGCTCCGAGCTCTCCAGCGCGCTCCCGCCCAAGGACCGGGCTCGGCTGCATGCTATGGCCCGCCGCGCCTGGATCGCCTGCGAACTCGGCCTCGTGCACCTGTTCAGCCAGAAGGTAGGCGAGGGCCACTACCGCTACCTCGCCGTGCGTGCCGCCACGCCCCTGGCACCGCCCCAGATCCGCGCCCGACTGCGCCAGCGCGTCGAGTCAACGCCTTCCACACCTGCCACCGCCCACTGACCCACAAGGAGCCCAGATGATCAACCCTTTCAGCACGCTGGACCGCCTGGGCCAGCTTTCCGCGGCGGAGCTGGCGGCGCTGCCGCTGGCCGAACTGCACGCCTACCACCAGGCCGTGTGCGAGGCCGAGGAGACCTGCCGCCTCTACAAGCTCGCACTGCACGGTGAACACGACCGGCGCCTGAGTGCCCAGGCAGCCGCGCTGCGTCAACAGGCGGGCAAGAAAACTGGCACCGTGCGCTTCGAGGTCGAGGGCCACACCGTCATCGCCGACCTGCCCAAGCGCGTCGAGTACGACCAGGCCAAGCTCAAGGACGCTGTCGAGGCGTTGCGCAAGTGGGGTGAGAACCCCGAGGACTATGTCGGCCTGGAGGTCAAGGTTGCCGAGGCCAAGTACACGGCCTGGCCGCCGGCCGTGCGCCAGTTGTTCGAGCCGGCTCGCACGGTCAAGACCGGCAAGCCCACCTACAAGCTGGAGGTCATCCACGCCGGCCCCGTGCCGGCCGCGGCCAACGACACCCGCTTCGGGGAGGTGCAGTGATGGCGCTCGCCCTGTCGCAACTGACCCGGGCCATCGCGCCCAAGCCGCCCCGCATCTTGATCCACGGCGTGGCCGGGGTGGGCAAGACCACCTTCGCCGCCGGTGCCTGCAAGCCGGTGGTGATCCAGACCGAGGACGGTCTGGGCACCCTGGATGTGCCGCACTTCCCGCTGGCGCGCACCTTCGACCAGGTCATCGAGGGGCTGGCGGCTCTGTACACCGAGGACCACGACTTCAAGACGGTCATCGTCGACAGCGTGGACTGGCTGGAGCCGCTGGTCTGGGCCAAGGCCTGCCGCGACAACGGCTGGAACTCGATCGAGGACGCCGGCTATGGCAAGGGCTATGTCGCGGCGCTGAACCTGTGGCGCCAGTACCTCGATGGCCTGAACGCCCTGCGTGATGACCGCGGCATGACGGTGGTGCAGATCGCGCACACCGACATCAAGCGCTTCGACTCGCCTGAGCACGACCCGTTCGACCGCTATGTGATCAAGCTGCACTCGCGCGCCGCGGCGCTGCTGCAAGAGCACTCGGACATCGTGCTGTTTGCGAACTACCGCATCAGCACCGTGAAGGCCGATGTGGGCTTCAACAAGAAGATCAACCGCGCCGTGGGCTCCGGTGAGCGCGTCATGCACACCGTCGAGCGCCCGGCCTTCCTGGCCAAAAACCGATATGCGCTGCCCGAGACCTTGCCACTGCAGTGGCAGGCCTTCGCGCAGGCCATGCCCGAGGCGCTCCAGGCGAGCCTCGTGGATCCAGAGACCGCCGCCGCCTGACCCCGCCACGACCCTCTCCCGACTGACCTTAAAGGAACCCTCACATGGCATTGCTTGGACAGACTTTCGACGCCTCCTCCGTGGAGCCCATGAGCAACTACGACGTGCTGCCGCCGGGCAAGTACCTGGTGCAGATCGTCTTCAGCGAGATGCGCCCGACCAAGGACGGTCGCGGCCAGTACCTGTACCTGGAACTCGATGTGCTGGAAGGCCCCTACGCGGGCCGCAAGCTCTTCGACCGACTCAACCTGGTCAACCAGAACCCCGATGCGGTGCAGATCGCGCAGCGCACGCTGTCGTCGCTGTGCCGCGCCGTGGGCAAGCTGCAGGTCAACAACTCCGAACAGCTGCACCTCATCCCCTTGATCGCCGATGTCCGGGTGCGCCCGCCCAGCGGGGGCTACGGCGAGAGCAACTCCATGCGCTACCTGCCGCGGTCCGGGGCGTCGGGTGCTGCGCCCGGGTATTCGACCTCTCCGCCGGGGCCGGTGGCTCCACGCATGGGCACTGTGGCCTCGCCGGCCACCACTGCCGCCAACACGGCACCCGTCGCCCCGGCTGTGGGCGGGCTGCCCTGGAAGCGCCAGGCCTGAGCGGGGTGCCGGCATGAGCGACGACATCCCCGACCTTGCCATCGATGCGTCGTCGGTCGTCCTGCCCACCACGGTGCAGGGCTGCCGCGACCGCCTGATGGTCCTGCAAGACGAGGCCGCGGCCATCCGCATCCAGATCGCTACCGACGACCTGCGCCGCCAGGCCGAGAAGAAGCCTTTGGATGCGGACTGGTTCCACCGCGCCAGCACCGCGCTGCGCTTCAAGCGCCGCGAGATGGCGTTGCTGCAGGCCGAGATCCAGCGCCTGGGCGGTGGTCGCGGCGGCTGCCAGCGCGACGCCTTCAAGGACGCCCTCATCAACGTCCTGCGCGCCGACTACGACGAGCAGGGCTGGGCGCAGGCCTTGGAGCGGGCGCGCCGAGCTGCGGCGGCCAGCCCCCAAAGGCAGGTGCTGGAGGTGCAGCATGGCTGAGCTCCCCACCATCGAGTGCCCCACCCGGGAGGCCATCTTTCGGGGGTACGAGGAGGACTCGGGATCGGGTTTTCGCTCGCACCTGGGCGCCTCGCTCATCGGCAAGGACTGCGAGCGGGCGCTGTGGTTCGACTTCCGCTGGACAACGCCGGCACGGTTTCCCGGGCGGGTGCTGCGCCTCTTCGAGACCGGCCAGCTGGAAGAAGCACGGCTCGTGCGCAACCTGCGCCGCACCGGTGCCACGGTGCTGGAGGTCGACCCGGAGACCGGCCGGCAGTTCCGCGTCCAAGCCCACGGCGGCCACTTCGGTGGCTCCATGGATGGCGTGGCGCTCGGCCTGTTGGAGGCGCCGCGCACCTGGCACCTGCTGGAGTTCAAGACCCACGCGGCCAAGAGCTTCGCGGATCTGGTGGCCAAGAAGGTCCGGGAAAGCAAGCCCCAGCACTACGCCCAGATGCAGATCTACATGCACCTTGGCGGCCTGACCCGCGGCATGTACGTGGCCGTAAACAAGGACACCGACGACGTCTACGTCGAGCGCGTTGAGGTTGACTCTGCCTACGCCCAGGCGCTGTTGGACAAGGCAGGGCGGGTGATCTTTGCCGCGCAGCCCGGGCCGCGCATCAGCGAGGACCCGGCCTGGTACCAGTGCCGCATGTGCGACCACAACCCGGTGTGCCACGGGCAGACGAGCGCGGCCGTGAACTGCCGCACTTGCCTGTACGCCACGCCTGTGGACGGCGGCTGGATGTGCGAGCGCCACCAGCGCTCGCTGTCCGAGCCCGAGCAACGCGCCGGGTGTGAGAACCACCTGTACTTGCCGGCGCTGGTGCCGGGCGAGCAGGTGGATGCCGGACCCGACTGGGTCGAGTACCTGCTGCCCGGTGGGAATCGCTGGCGCGACGCCGGTATGAACAAGTACGAACCCGCACTTTCTGGAGCTGCACCATGAGCCTGACCTTGCGTCCCTACCAGAGCGCCGCCATCAACGGCATCTACAACTACTTCGCCACCGAGACTGGCAACCCGCTGATCGTGATCCCCACGGCTGGCGGCAAGTCCCTCGTGATGGCCACCTTCGTCGAGGGGGTGCTCAAGACTTACCCGGACCAGCGCATCCTCATCGTCACCCATGTCCGTGAGCTGATCGAGCAGAACCATGCCGAGCTGCTGCGCCTGTGGCCCGAGGCCCCGGCTGGCATCTACTCCGCGGGTCTCAAACAGCGCGATCTCAAGTCGCCGATCCTGTTCGCCGGCATCCAGTCCATCCACAAGCACGTGTACGGCGTGCAGCAGTGTGACCTGGTGCTGATCGACGAGGCCCACCTGATCCCGCGATCCAGCAACACCATGTACCGGCGCTTTCTGGAAGGTCTGAAGCGCCTGAACCCGGCCATGAAGGTCATCGGCCTGACGGCCACCCCGTATCGGCTGGACTCCGGGCTGCTGCACGAAGGCAAGGACGCGATCTTCACGGATGTCGCCTACGAGGCATCGGTGCGCGAGCTGATCGCCGACGGCTACCTGGCTCCCGTCACCTCCCGGCCCATGGCCACGCAGATCGACGTCTCCGGTGTTGGCACCCGTGGTGGCGAGTTCATCGCCAAGGACCTGGAGGCCGCGGTGGACAAGGACGCCATCACGCAGGCCGCGGTGGAGGAGATCATCACCTTCGGGCAGGACCGCAAGAGCTGGCTCGTCTTCTGCGCCGGTGTGGACCATGCCCACCATGTGCGCGACGCCATCCGGGCCCGCGGGGTGACCTGCGAGACCATCGTGGGCGAGACCGCAAGCGCCCAGCGCGAGGCCCTGATCAAGGACTTCAAGGCCGGGCGCATCCGGTGCCTCACCAACGCCAATGTGCTGACCACCGGCTTCAACGCCCCGGGCGTGGACCTGATCGCCATGCTGCGGCCCACCAAGTCGGCGGGCCTGTATGTCCAGATCGTCGGGCGCGGGTGCCGGCTGGCCCCGGGCAAGGAGGACTGCCTGGTGCTGGACTTCGCCGGCAACATCGCCCGCCACGGCCCCATCGACGCCATCAAGCCCAAGCGCCCGAAGGCGGGCGAGGACGGAGAGGCCCCGACCAAGGTCTGCCCGGACTGCAATAGCGTGGTGCATGCCGCGGTGCGCGAGTGCCCGGACTGCGGCCACCTGTTCCCGCCGCCCCAGGTCCACCTGGACGCTCAGGCCAGCACGCTCGATGTGCTGTCCTCGGGCAAGCCGCAGTGGCTGCCGGTCACGGGCGTGAACTACGCGCGCCACAACAAGCCCGGCAAGCCGCCCTCCCTGCGGGTGGACTACCAGAGTGGCCTTGCTAGCCACAGTGAGTTCGTGTGCTTCGAGCACCCGGGCTACCCCCGGCAGAAGGCCGTGTCCTGGTGGGCGCGGCGTGCGCCGGGCTTGCCCGTGCCGCAGCGCGTGGATGACGCCTTGGCGCTGCGCACGCGGCTGAAGGCGCCCGCGCAGATCGCGGTTCGGCCCAGCGGCCGGTTCACCGAAATCGTCGCCGCGCGGTTCTGAGTGCTGTGCGCCATCTGCCGACGCGACGCCCGTGGCTTCGGGTTCGCGCCGGCCCTCATTTGCGTGGAAGCGCCCTACGTGACGCTGTGCTCGATGCGCTGCATGGACTTGGCCCGGAGGCTCAAGGGAATGATCGATCCGAACAAACACGAAGAGGCGGCGCTGGCGGCGGCCGCCCAGGCCGGGGGTGTCTTTGTCGAACTCACCGGCAAGACGGACCTGGTGAGCTGGACGGCAGAGGAGTGGGCGCGCCTGGTGGATGTCATCGTCACCGAGTTCCAGGATGTGCTGCGCCGGGCCTACGCCGACGACCCTCCCTTCTGAAGGTGGCCATGAACAGCACGAACTACATGGCCCAAGTGGGCGCCACCCTGATCGACCGTGGTTTTGCGATCCTGCCGATCCAGCCCAGCACGAAGAAGCCCGGCATGTACCGGCGCGGCGTGTGGCACGACTACCCGCAGTGGAGCCGGCACTGCCAGCGCGACACCACCGACCACGAGATCGACCTCTGGGCCAACTGGCCCGGTGCCGGGGTGGGGGTGGCCGCCGGCCGCGTGATCGGCATCGACATCGATGTCGCCTTCTCCGCCGAGGTCGCGCTGCGCATCGAGGGCCTGGCCAAGCGGCTGCTGGGCGATACCCCGGCGGTACGGATCGGCAACGCCCCCAAGCGGCTGCTGGTGTACCGGGCCGCGGAACCCTTCGCAGGCTTCAAGTACCCGCCCATCGAGGTGCTGGGGCTTGGGCAGCAGTTCATCGCCTACGGGCTGCACCCCGACACCGGCAAGCCCTACGAGTGGCCGGTCTGCACGCTGGCAGACCTCAAGATCGACGAGTTGCCCGAAATCTCCGAGGACCAGACGCGAGAGTTCGCCCGCCAGGCCTACGAGCTGGTGCCGGCGGAGCACCGGCCGAAGTCGCTGGGCGTGGGGCTGCAGGCTTCTGCGCCCGCGCCATCCTCGGTGCAGCAGCGCGGGACCCTGGAGGCGATCACCCTGGCCCTGCCGCACATCGTCAACGCCGATCTCGACTACGACAGCTGGGTACGCCTGGGAATGGCCCTCAAGGGGGCGCTGGGAGAGGAGGGCTGGCCGCTCTTCGACGCCTGGTCGGCCACCTCACAGAAGTACGAACCCAAGAACACGACCAAGGCCTGGCGCAGCTTCAAGCCCACGACGATCGGCGCCGGCACGGTGTACCACCTGGCCCTGGACGCCGGCTGGGAGCCTCCGCCCGAGGTGCAACTCAACGGCGAGATCGTGATGAACGGGCACCACCCGGCGCGCGAGATGCTGCAGGCGTTGCAGTCCCCAACCCCGATCAGCGTCACGCCATTGGCCGCAACGCCGTCGCCGCAGGTGGCCCTGCACGTGCCTGGGCAGGTGTCCCCGGCGCTGCCGCCCCCGAAGCCGCTGCCCGCCGGTTGGGATCAGGTGGGCGGGGTGATCGCCGACATGATGGCGTTGATGGCGGCCACCGCCAAGCGCCCTCAGCCCGTGCTGGCGTTGGGTGCCAGCCTGTGCGCCGTCGGGGCGCTGATGGGGCGCAAGTACCGCACCGAGAGCAACACGCGCTCGAACCTCTACGTGGTGGGCATCGCCGAGAGCGGGGCGGGCAAGAACCACAGCCGCATCGTCATCAACGAGTTGTTCCGCAAGGCTGGGCTGTTGCAGTACCTGGGCGGCAACAAGATCGCCTCGGGCTCGGGGCTGCTGACCGCGATCCAGCGCCAGCCGGCGATCCTGTTCCAGCTCGACGAGTTCGGCATGTTCCTGTCGGCCGCCGCCGACCGCAAGCGCTCGCCCCGGTATGTCTGCGAGATCCTGGACCTGATGACCGAGCTCTACACGACCTCGGGCACGACCTACTTCGGCGTGGAGTACGCGAGCACCCAGAACAACAACGCGCACCGTGCCATCCACCAGCCGTGCGCGTGCATCTATGGCACGACCACGCCGCTGCACTTCTGGCAGGCCCTGCAGGCCTCCAACGTGGCCGACGGGTCCCTGGCGCGCTTCCTGATCATGGAGAGCGAGGACGACTTCCCCGACAGCAACGAGGCCTTCGGCGTCATCGATCCGCCCCAGGACCTGATCGACCGGCTGATCCTGATCCACCAAGGCGGCGGCAAGCTCAACGGCAACCTGACCGATGTGGGGGCGGTCGATGAGGTGCTGGTCGACCCGCGGGTGGTGCCGATGACGCCGGCTGCGCGCGACGCCTTCCGGGCGCTGGATCAGGAGTTGGTGGGCAAGTTGCGCACCTCCCGTGGCACCGGCTTCTCGTCGATCCTGGCGCGCATCGAGGAGAACGCGACCAAGCTCGCGCTGATCCGGGCGGTGTCGCGTGATCCGGTGGATCCGCAGATCGAGGACCACGATGCCCGCTGGGGGATCATGCTGTCGCGCCACTGTGCCGAGCTGACCATCCGCGAGGCGTCGGCCCGGGTGTCGGAGAACCTGGTCGAGCAACAGCACAAGCGCGCGCTGCAGATCCTGCGCGACGCAGGCGCTGCCGGCATGGCCAAGAGCGACTTCACCCGGCGCACGCAGTTCATGGACCACCGCCAGCGCGATGGCGTGCTGCGCACCTTGAGTGAAGCGGGCCTCATCGTGATGGAGGTGGTCCAGACGGGTGGACGACCGTGCCAGTGCATCAGGCTCGCTCCGTCATGAGGACCCACCGCGAGCCCCCCGTCGCGAGCGCCGGGGGGGGCTTCCTTCCTTTTGACCTT